TGTGCCGCAAGATATGTTTGTAAGTTAGACTGAGAAGTTACTTCTTCCACTGCACCAGATATATCTGCACCATCATCAGAAATACCAATCATAATCCAATCTCGTGGACTAGCCGTGCCACTATCCGCAACTGGATACATACCGCCTGTTGATTGTGATACACCAAACTTTAACCAAGTTGGAATCGTGCCGTCTGATTCAAGCCTATACTTTACTACTTTATGCGCCATCTGTCTTGTCCTCTAGCTGTGGAGTGTTAGTCAAAGATGTTCTGTCCATGATATCAAAGCCACGACTGTTTGCAAAGTCTGTTGGGCAATGCGCCCACTTTTCTGCACAAGCCTCTAACCACTGCACTGTGTGATGATGTTCAGGTGCTTTGCCTTGTTTGATAATCTCGTTTTCCCACTGTAAATATGAGAAGACTTCTGCTTGTGCTTGCGCTGCATTGATGCCTAGATCAAAGATGTAGATAAGATTGCCCTCATCTATTTGACCATTACGACTTCTAGCTGCGTTCAATGCCTGCTTCATACAAGTCATAATGTGGTACTTAATTTCTTCTAACTCATAGTCTTCTTCAGTAAGCTCATCCTTGCCGATCTTCTTCATCAGATTGTCATACTGATTGGTAAAGAAGTTTAGCTTTCTTACTGCACCT